CATTCAATATCTAGCGTGACACGTACTAGACGCTTCTGTGCGATTGACATAGGACTCATGTGCGTTGTTATGGTATTATATCATGCATAGTGACGATATGCAAGTGATTCGTAATCATGTGCATCTCGTGCATAGTCCTCATCTAGATCTAGATCTGATGTATAATACTCGTCTAGATCAACATAATCATTTGTGTATGTATAGTCGAGATCGTAGTCGTCGTACATAAGCTCGTCGAGATTGTATGAACGTTGATAGTATAGCACAGATCTCGACGAGATGCAAGTATGATGTCTCGACGAGAATGTGATAGTATATATGCATTCTCGTCGAGATTTGTGTGGGTCTCGTCTAGATTTGCTGATATTCTAGACTAGATTCTAAGGATTGTCAAGTCCCTGAGCAGTCTTATGTGGGTCTCAGAGTATTTTTGCGGGGGTGGGGCTTGACAAACTGCGAGTCTTATGGTATGCTCGCTTTACTTGCTATAAGATCGGGCATTAAATTATAAGATCGGGCATTAAATTATAAGATCGGGCATTAAATTATAAGATCGGGCATTTAATTACAAGAACCAGAAGCATTTATAAGCATTCTAAAGTATTTAATTAACAAGAAAGAATATTTATAAGTATTCCACAACTTTTTCCACAACACTATCAGTAATATAAGCAAATCATAATAAAAGAGTATACACACAATACTATAGTCGTTCTTTGCAATACTATAATAACATACATACAATACTATAATCGTTCTTTGCAATACACCACATATGGCACAGGGTATAGTATACATCATCATCAACAAAGAAACCGGGCACAAGTACCTGAATTCAACCACACTATCAATGAATAAGGAATGGCAGAATCACATTCTGGCATCAAATAAAATGTCCACTCAACTTATACACAGAGCATTCCGTCAATATGGACTACACAAGTTCATGATTAAACAGATTGATGAATGTGATGAAAATAATCTTGAGGATAAGGTAATTTATTGGTTTGAACAATATAAACCAGAATATAATGATCCTCTACCTAAAAAGAAACCAGAACCAGAACCAGAACCTATTATTGAAGAACCTGTTGCCATAGTAAAAGAAAAGAAATCAACCTGGAGACAGATTCGCCCAGAAGAAAGATCAACCGGTAAATGTTTAAGTATCAGAGTTCAGGGTACACATATTGAAACCGGTGAAGTTAAGGAATGGGAGAATGCCCGTGCGGCAGCATTAGAAATTACAGGAGATAAAAAAAGAAATAGTAACGTATTAAATGCAGCCAAGAAAGGTAATACTTACTATGGATACAGATGGAAAGTATTGGATACAAAGACTCATAAGCGTTCAGTCAAAGGAGTACATAAAGTAACTCACGTTGAAGTTTATTATGAAAGCATTAGTGAGGCAATACGACAAATAGGTGATGGAAGTAACGGAAGTGGTTTGTTAAAGAGTTTGCGTAATCCCAACAAATACACATACAAAGGTTTCTTATGGTACTATGATTAGAATAATTACTTTACTTCTGTTTCATAGTCTCCGATAATTTCAATACTATCCCACTTGTCAGGATACACTAGCATACAAACATCTCTGGATTTATGATCATAAGTTTTAACACAGATCGTAATATACTGACTTGAAATAAATCTTACGACTCCCATATGTTCTTTATATTTGACTGACAGATCCTTGGCAAATATCATCATACAAAGCACATTTCCAGTGATGTTTTCTTCGGTATCATTGCCGAATAAGGAGTAGTATTACCTATATTGACTTGTGTGCCGATTGTCTTTGAATTTACGGGGGCATAGTATTCTTTTTTCTTTGGAGAATAGAAACCCCATACTGTTTTGGTAGGAGCACCAAGATTATAATCAAACTTACGAGTACAACACAACCAAATACGAATGATTCTTGTATTGAACTGTTCGTACTCATAAGAATACTCTTTTGTGGGTGGTTTGTGTGGAAACTCAATCTGTAGTAACATCAGGAACAGCACGAAGAAACTGGGGATTATGCCCTAGGGCAAGATATGATTGAAGTTTTTGATCGCATTCTTCTTTTGTAAGATTAGATGCCGATTCATCAATCAGTGCCCAACCATTTGTAAACATTTCTTCAATACGATAAAGTTGTGTCATGTGGTAAATGCCTCCAGAATACCAGACTCATATTCATCTTGTAGTGCGAACTTTTGTGCTTTGAGAATATTCTTTTTTAATTTTGGATAATGGTTTAGATTAAGTTCATTATCTTCTGCAGCAATCAACTCAAAACATTCATTATCATCTTCTGCAAGAACATTCCAAAGTCCACCATCAGAAAAAGGTGCTGGAATAAAATGATCCACCAAATACAAGTACTTCATTGACCTCTTGTGTTTAACATTGATATCATAGGAGGTTTTTATTCAAAAGTCAAGTGTGCGGAAATTAAACTGTCCATAGTTTATTTGATACTATCTTTTCAAGTGTTCCAAGTTTAATACCAAATATATTTGATATTTCTTGATTTTTATATTTTTTAGAAGAGTGCATTTGACGTATTTGTTCAACTTTATTCCAGTTAAGGATCGCTCTCCCGTTTCTTTCCCCTTTAAGACCTTTTCTACTTGTATCTTCTCTTACTTTTCTTTCATTTTCATATCTTTTAATTTCTTCATCATTTCTTGGTATAAGTTTATATCCTTTATGTTGAATTCTTTTTCCATAAAGAGTTTCATGAAGATGTCCTACATTAAGATGATTGTTTCTACAATACTTTGATAAATTTAGAATTTTTATTCTTTCACCAGATGGCGTTTCTACCAAATATTCTTTACAGAAATATTCTGATGGTTGACCACCTCCAGGAGAAAGATTATACCCATTTTCTACAGTTTTGTATTTGGAAATCCAATGTATCTCTCTATCATCTAAAGTAGATAAATTACATTCCTCTACAATTCCCCAAATAAATCCCTCTTTTCCATATTTCTTAAGAGCATTCGCAAACTTATGATTGTATCTCTTACAATCCATAAAGTGCTCATTGATTCTCAAATTAAGATTATTTTTTACAGTTTGCCCAATGTATTTTTTTCCTGTAAAAATGCAATGAGCACAGTAAACTTTACCTGTTGAAGGCATAACTACTCTGCTGTTGAGTGACATAATATTTATATGATAAAGGAGGCATTTCTGCCTCCTTTCTTACCTGGAAAGTGTCACCCAACGCAGGTATTATTATTTATTTGTGTTTGTCAAGCAATGGATTTGCCTTTCAATTTCATACTTAATAGGCAATAGATGAGAAGCAAAGAAACCAGCAAATTGATTGCCCTGTAGTAGATTATAAATGTTCTCAGTTTGCTGTAGAGCAAGAATCAATTTTGTTTTTTCATTCATCAAATAAACTCCTGAATGTAATAATCGACAGTAATCTCAAGTTCGGCAGCTTTGCGTTCATAGAACATCTGAGCATAATCCTCTGCTGCTTGTCTTACCTGATAGTGCAACTCCTCTACCTGAGCGTGATTCATAAAGTCCTCAAAAGAATTAATAAACTGGGAAATGTCGGAATCGTTCATTTGGAAAGATGGCAACGGGAATGAGCGTGTGAGATTTCGGCACATTTAGTGTCATATGCCTTAAACAGTTTTGTATCACGCTGAATTAGAAATGCATTCCAACCCAGAATCGCAATGAATGCAAGATAGATGTAAGTTGGTTTCATCAGCACGCTCCTGCCATAGGATTGACATTCACCGATTCGGTATTGAAACCGGTCACATTATAACCCAGACCAATACGCTCTTCACACTCACGCTCAAAGTCACGTTTGGTGATACACTTGGTGCTCATTGTATCCACACCTTGAAACTTCAGCACCTTGTAGATAAACTGAGTATCACCGGCAACGGGAAAATAATCCACAACCATCGTGCCGGTGGTAGAAGTGAGTTGCATGGGGTGCTCCGTTGATTACCTTGTTATTATAGGTCAGAAGGAGGGCGTCAGGTCGTACCGTAGTCCAGTTTGCGAACTGTCCATCCGCTCCATCACAGAATAGAGTTTGTTATAGAGTGCTGACACACTTCCATAGTCTCTGGCAATATGAATTTCGTCAATATTCTCTAGATTTTGAAGTGCAGAGAGGATAATACCAATCTCATGCACATTTAGATTTACCTGTGTTTCTGTCATGTTCATTCTTGTTTGAAACAGATACGATCCATTATACATATAGCAAGTTCAAATTTCAACTCCTCGTCAATTTCTCCAAGTTGTTCCTGAAGAGCATCAGGAATGACTTCGTGCATAAATTCACACCAACGCTCATCCTGATAGATGTAATCAATCACCTCAGGAACCAGTGCCGATGCCAGTTTGTTAATTGTTTGATGAGAGAGTGCCATTTCAGTTAAGAGTGAGTTTGTATTTGTCAATCAGAAGATCACGCACAAGTTCGCGGTCAAAACTATCACCACAGAACCCTTGCCCTTTGATTCTGGCAATCCTGATAATGTCATTAGTTGCCTTACGAACCACAGTACGATTGATTCCGGCGATAGGATACAATTCACCAGGACCATAGAACGACATCACATAATCAATGAAATGATTGATGAATTCTTTAGAAAATGCGGTTGCAGTCATTTCAGTTGGCGAGTTGATTGAGAATGTGCCGGGCAAACTTCATAAAATCATAAGAAGTCACACCGTAAGGGTCAAAACCATCAAGCATATCAGTCTGATTGTAAGTATTGACAATCAGCAGGCAGGCATCGTAGAGTGCCGCTTCGTGCTCCTCTTGAGATCGGAAGGAGATTGCACTGTAGGAGGGCAGGGTCATGGGTGTGTTCCCTTGATTACCTTGTAATTATACTGCTCGCAGCAGGCGGTTCGGGAACCACTGTGCCACTTTGGGGACTGGTACACCTTGTTTATCAATTAGGTACTCCACATATAGCGTTTCTTCCTGTTCCCGTGCCTCAATTTCGTGTGGTTGATCCTCATAAGCATAAAATTCCACTGGTTCTTTACAATAAAACATTTTTCCACGACGGAACTGCAGGGAACCTACTACCCACTGCCTCAGATGGACCAGTTCATGAAAAAGAGTTTTTATATACAACTCCTCATTCATATGAGTCTGAAGTTCAATCAAGAACTCACGGGGACGATAAGATTCTCCCACATAATCACAGTAACCATAAACTCCTTCGCGTTTCAATCCACGATGAAGAATCTCAACCTCAATCTTGTGTCGTGGAAGAAACTTATTCAGAAACCAAACGGTAATGTCCTCACAGAGGCGTTTAGAATAACCGTATCCAGAAGTCGTAATGTAAGACATGAACCCCAGTGCAAAAACCAAATGAACGAAGAAATGAAGATCAGTTTGTCAGTTGTTGTCATTTTAACAAGCGAATGTGAGTCCTCCAAGTGATGCACCCAATGCAGTTGCCCATCCATAGTTTCGTGGATAATTCATGGCAGCAGCACGACCAATTGCACCACCAAGTACGGCACCTAATACAGTTCTTGTAGGATTACAGTTTGGATTAGTTGCCCTACCATAATATCCGCCACCACTCCCATAATACTGATTTACTACACCATTGCACGGAACATTATAAGTTTGAACACTCACACCACCAGGAACATAATTACCATATTGGTCATATCCACCGGGTCGATAGACTTCCTGATTTTGAGTGCAGACTGCAAAGTTATTCACTTGTTGTGCTTGCACCGGAACAGAAAGAAATGTGAGAGGTAGAAGTAAGAATAGTTGTCTCATTTTTCAGCGAGCATACAAATAAGAACCTGCCCAATCGGCATTCTCAAGCAACCATTCACGATCTTTGATGAGTCGCAGATCATAGCGAACACCTTTGGCAGGAGATTTCCAACTGGCAGACTTATAAACCTCACCAGTCTTCTTATCTATAAAGGCGTGAACCGACCTTTGCCCAGCAGCATTCATAATAATTTTGTGATACTTCTTACCAGACTCAAAGGTGAAGTCATAATCACACTTACCATTCTTCAGGTCAGCAATACACGCTTTGTGATAATCAACGCTCTCACCACGCTCAAGAGAACGCTGATGAGACTTAATGCTGTAGTCAATATAGTTCTGACGAAGTGCCTCACAGAGTTCCCAAGTGTGCTTAATCACATTCAGTTGAATCGTATTCTGTGCATCACGTTGAGCACAGAAGTCAGAAAACTCTTTGTTCAGGGTGGTGGCAGTCATTGGGTTGTTTGCGTATGAAAGTATTATAGGGCATCCAGAGGAGTCTGGAGTGCCCTGTGTGCCAGTTCAGAAAGTGTCAGTCATAGGTCTTGACCACTTCTTCTTTTACTGGTTTCTCATCAGAAAGTTGTTGATTTATCCAATTATCCACTACTTCTAGATCAGTATCAAAAGAGTCGTATACAGATTTAAAAGGATGAAAACGACAATCAATCCAAATGCCAAACACATTCATTTGAGCATAATAATAAGGGTAATCTCTATAATTGCCATCCCAAGGGGAACTATTACGAGAAACGATACGGTATTTCATAATCACTTACCAGTCAGACCACCAGGCAGGAAGTCCATCTTAGCACCATTGATAATCACCATCTTTTGAATGCTACCATTCTCAAATGCTGCTTTGAGGATTTCGTTACGTTGATACTCCAGAGATTGAGTCGTCACAGTAGAAGCAAGTGCCTTATTCTCTTCTGCTTTCAGTTGAGCAGTGCGAGTTTTCACCT